TATATTCCCAACCTTAAAATCTTGCTTTAAGTTTTCAAAATCAATTTTATTCATATCGGGGAAATGAATACCTCTATAAACTTCCCCTGTGTATTTTGGGGCATCTATTAATATCTTACTTAAATTATTAACGCTTTCATTATTAACACCTCTTTGGAAAGCTTTCCCAAATCTTAAATTATCATTTATTATTTTATCAAAACCTTTTGTGTATTTTTGAATTGATGATATTTCCTCGTTTGTAAGTCTCTTATTAATCCATATTGCCTCATTCAATAGTGCTTGTTCAATTTCGTTCGATTTGTAAAACTGCATTCCAATTTCCTCTTTAATTGTCGGTATCGGTAAATCAAAATTACGAGCTGCAAAGGCTCTATCTTTCGGCTGTACGTCAAAGTAAGGGTGTGATGGGCTGAATACATATTTATCTTTACCGCTATTCATTTTGAATACGTCTTGCATATTACCCTCGACCTCTTCTGAAACTGCTGCTTTGTTTTTTTCGTTTGTAATGTCAAAGTCTGTTTTATCGCCTTGTAAAACAACACATTGGCAATTCCAGTGCAATGGCGGATATAGCTTTGACCAAATTTTATCTTCTACGGGTGCTGTTATATTGTCCATCGGTTTACATACGGGGCAACCTAAGCCCTCACCAATGGTTTGATAGCTTAAATAAGGCAGTATATCCTTTGTCCTTTGTATCTCTTGCCACTTACTCGCCATCGTACCCTGTGCAACTGCTGTGTTATATTCAGTCGCACCCCAGTGCTTGTTCCACTTCTCAAATGTTTCAGCTCCTAACTTATTAAATTCTCGGCTCGTTCTAAGATTTCCGTTTTCATCAAATAACAATGTGCGTTGGTCGAATGTTTGCTGATATGTTTTCGCCGCTGCGAACATATATGTATTTTCTCTTAATTCATTTAATAGTGCTAAATCTTTACCTCCAAAGTTACTTAAATCACCACCATACCCAGCATAAAGCCCACCTTTGAAATGATTAGCAATTGCATGATATAAATCTTCGGGGAGGTTGTGTTCGTTAATCGTACCCTCCCAAACACCATTTAGATAGGCTTTAATTTGTTCGTCTGTAAACTCAAACTTATTCATTTAATTGTGGCTCTTATCCTGTTAACTCTATTCAATCGCTGTGTTAATGTTTCGGTACATTTTAACTGCACCTCTTCAGCTGTTAGACTTTCATTTTGACAAACTGAATCAATTCCGTAAACCCTCACTAAATTTGCCCACTGTTTGCGTGTTCGTGTTTTAGTATTTTTACCGAACGCACTTTCAAAAGATTTCATTTTCTCTGCCATTAGTTTTGGGTTGTCTAATAGCATTTTTTGAAAGTCTTTGTAAACTTGCTCTTTAGTGATTTCCGCAGTCGCATTTTGTTCCATAAAGCGTTTCGAGTTTGTTTTTTACTGAACTTGCCATCGGTGGCATTTGTTTTGTTTCGGGTGCTGTAACTCTTATTCCTGTTTTCTTTGTAAACTCGTCCGCATCCATTTGCAGCCCTGCCTTTTTTATCTCTACCGCTTGACTGATTATTTTATCGTTTATTTCCGTAACCTCGTTGTCGTTCTTCATTACACCTCGCACATCGTCTGGTATTGGAAACCCTAAGGCTCGCATATTGACTAATAAGCCACTGTTTACGATATTAGATATATAACTACCATCCTTTGTCTGTTTATCTTGTAGTGCTAATTGTGCGGGGCTTTTTTCATTTGAATTACCTAACTTCCCTGCAATTGAATCAAGTGAATCAGCGTGCCCTAAAATTATCTTGCTTATTTTTTTCTCAAGTCTTAATTCAAAGCTTTCATATCCTTTGTAACCACTTCCCCCCAAAGCCGATTCTAAAAAACTTATTTCATCTTCGGGGTCTATCAATGCCCAACCTGCCGAGCCCATTTGTTGTATTGCTTCGGCAAATTCTGCTCTTTCCTTTTCGTCTGTCTTTGTTGTTTTGCCAACTCTATAAGGTTGCGAGAAAAGCTCTACAAAGTCTCCGTTAAAACCTAATATGTTACGTAAAAAGATTTCGTATATTGCTACTTTATAGAGTAAACCGTAACCGCTGCTCGATGTTCCTATGTCGTTGTATGTTTTGCAGTAAACGTGCCAGTTTTTGTAAGGATCTTCTAAAAACAAAGCTCCACTCAAAGAATAGGTAAAGTTTGTTACATTTAACCTGTCGGGGCTTACGTTCCACCGCTTTACTAAGTCTATGTTCGGAAAGCTATCGTTTTTTATGTCGCCAAGTGCTATCAATGAATAACCGAAGTATATTGAATCAAAGGCGTAGTTTAAAAATTTATTAAACCATTCTTTGTTCTGACTTTGCCCTGCCACCGTATCTAAAAAATAATCATTCACTTGCTGATTTACTTTCCCTTTGCTATCTACAAATTCCCACTTCCTAAGTAGCGTTAAATCTTTGCGTCTTTCCATGCAAGCGAATACGTGCCCATTGTTTATTGTGTCAATAAATAACCTTTGAGCTTTCACACGATGAGGAAACCATACGTTTTCTGCTTCGGCTAAAACTTCGCGCCAACTTTGAACGTCTTGGCGAAACCTTTGTAATTGTACTGGTGCGATGTAGTTCCGTAAATCTTTTTTAATGTCTTCTGGCTTTACGGATACCTTGCTAAAAGGATTAATAGCACTTATAAACTGCTGTATTTGATTTTGTTGTGCCATTTCAATATTGGTTAATTAGTTTAACATTGCCACCGTACCTGATACGTCCACCACTGTCTGGCTGTATTACGGGCATTGATGGTGTTATATCATTTCCGATTACCGCAGCCTGCAACCACCCTAAAGCGGAATATGTAGGATACAAAACCCTTTGCCCTCGTATCTCTCTATCATGGTCGTAACCCATGTATCTTGTTACTCTTAATTCTGGTATGTTTCGGGGGCTAATTCTGCTGTGTGCATGATACAAGGCTATATCAATACATATTTGGAGGAGTTTTTGGTCTCTATTGTCGCCTCGTGTCCAATAGGTTGTGTCGGTAATATCTATGTAAGTAGTTGTATTGTTTTCAGTTATTGGTGCAACTGAATAAGGAACGCCAACTCCCCAAAACTGAACGCCTTTTGCCGTGTCGTCCGGGAATATGTTTGCTATGTTTGAGGTACCTGCCTGTGCTATGTTTAACAGTGCTTGGTGGTCTAATATAGGTGTTTTCTGTTTACAAGTGTATATTTTATCTTTGTAAAAAACAATGTCTCCTACATAGTAAACAGCTTTGTAATTGAAGTGTTTTTGTGGTGTTAAGGCAAAATATGTAGTATATTGTTCGCCTATCAATTGCCATTTTGATCCTGTGAACGGCTCGCCTGCTGTTATTGCAGTGGTGTTTTTATAAACATTTAACTTATAAACCGCCAAAGTATCTAAATCGTATGTTTTGTTCGCCTCGTATTCCGCTGCATTCAAATACACTGTTTGCCCTGCGGTGTATGTTTTTGTTTTGTCGTGTTGTGTAATTGGTGCAAGTGCTTTTTCAGTATCGTACTTTCCTTTCAAATACGACAAACACTCTTCTACTGCTGCCATCTGTATAGCTTCCAAAACGGAATTATCGCCATTGATAATCTGCTGTAAATTGTCGTTTTGTATTTGTTTTGAGTAGTCGCCAATGAATAAAAATGTATCCATAATATATTTTTTTGCAAATATAGTGTTTTATTTTGATTACCAACTGTTCTTAGAGTAATTTTTTCCAACCATAGGAGGTGCAACCCTACCCCCTCTTTGATACTCGGCATATTCATTCGAAAAAGCACTAACACAAATATAGTCAAGGATGTCCGAAAAATGTCCTACCTTTTGATATGTTGCCCCTGTTTTAGGGTCTTTTGCTGTTTCCTTTAGTTTCGTTCCATCGCTGGCTTCTTTCAGTGAGATAAGGTCGTTAATCGCTGTTTTGCAGTTTTCTCCAATTACAAAATTAAGGTTGCCGATGTTTTTTTCAAATACGGTATTGATCCAGTTGCCTCGCATTACCACACTTGGGTTTGAGTTTAATACTCTATTTGTAGGCTTATACTGTGACAAATAGTCTAATATCAACCTATAAAAGTTATAACCTTTTTCGAGCTTCGTATCTTTTTTGTTTGCTGTTGCATCGCCATAAACAAAAAGCCCTGTGTTGTGGTTCGGGTATTTCCTTATAAATTCATTACAGACGTTTCGCACTGTGTTGTTAGGGCTTACTCCTAAAATTTCATCAATCATTCGTAACTCTTTACCCTCTATTTGGAATATACCTAATGGCAAATAAGGACTAACATTATCATCCCAACTTATATGAAGTGGTAAATTTGAATTGTAAGCTGTGTGCCTTACGTGTTTATCTAATTCAAAGCACTTATAAAACTCACCACCTGTTTTTAGTTGTAAATCCCAATTACCCTCAACAAATACCTCGTACTCAAAACGTGGTAGGTTTTTAAGGTTTTCAATATATTCCTGTGGCAAATGTGGATTATCGGTAATCTTTGCAGGGATATAGAGCCAGTTTGGAGGTAACGTTCCAAATTTCCACCTTTCATAAATTAATGGCTTTACCCATCCAAATGTCGGGTTACAAGTTGCTAAAATAATCGGCTTCGGCTGTTCATCTAATTCTTTAATTATCCAACTACCAGCCCTTTCAAACCCTTTGTAAAAAGTTTGCTGTTGGCATTCGTTTATTTCCTCAAAAAGGAAACCATTAACCTCTAAACCTCGCATCCAGTCTAACTCTTTATCCTGTGCAAAATTTTCGGACTTAAAAAGTATTATTGAACCATTGTGATGCTTATACTCAAATGGGCTTTGCCGAAGTGTGCCACTGCTTTCTAATTTGCGAAACGATGGTATTGTAGTGGTTCGGATTTTTTCCATGTCCTCTCGGATTACGCACCATCTACTCTTTGGGTATATTTCGCAAAGAATTAAAAGCGAAGTAAGTCCCCATACTGTTTTGCCTCCACGTATAGCACCGCCGTACAAAATGAAATTGTACTTTCCATTTTCTATGGCTTGTATAGCCTCGGCTTGTTTTTGGAATAGTTTCATTTAAAAATGGCTATATCTCTATTTCTTTGTCGCCCCACTGTATTTTAGTTCGTTTTATTTCAACTTGGTTTTCGACTGTTTCTTTTAACTTTCCAAAACCACTATCCATTAAAGTATTGAACGCCTGTGTGTCGCCTTTTAGTCCTTTGCTTATTTGTGCTAAAACTAATTGGTCTGCCACTGTCATTTCGACCTTTTCCTTGTTAAAAGGGTTTTCAGCCTTACGAATAACATCGAGCCACTCTCTGACTATTGTTGAGCGGTTTCGGCTTCCTTTCGGGCGACCGTCTGGGTTTCGAACTTCCCCCTTTTGTGGCATTTTTAGATTTTCAG